AAGGAATGGCCTCGCGCGCGGTTGTGGAAGGGTCTAGCGGCAGAGAACATCTGTCAGGCTGCGGCTAACGACATTCTGCGCGCGTCGCTGCGCCAACTGACTGATGTAGTGCTGCACGTCCATGATGAGATTGTGCTTGAGGTGCCAGCGTCGCGGGCTGAAGAAGCTGCGCAGGCGCTGCACCATGTGATGTGTACACCACCGGCATGGGCGCAGGGGTTGCCTTTGGATGCTGAAGTTTCAACGATGGAGCGTTACGGAAAATGAAAACCTTTATTCACTTTTTAATGTCGCTTGCGCCTGAGGGTGAGACAGCGTTGTTGGTGCGGCAAAAGCCGCAATTGAAAGACGGTCAGTTGCAGTTTCACGCTGATGGCGCGATCAAATGCACATGGCCTGCTTATCTGCCCAAGGACGCCAAGATCAAGGCCGATCAGGCGTGGTATGGCAACACGGCGTCGTTTATCGTCGATCGCTTTGGTGAGCACGTCTCAGCGTCGGCTGCCAATTGTGAATACTGCTTGGTCATGGTGCTTGATGACGTCGGCACCAAGAGTAAGACGCCGCCGCTTGCGCCGACGTGGGTGATGGAAACCTCGCCTGGCTCATTTCAGTGGGGCTACGCTTTTGCCGAACAGCCTACCAAGGGTGAGTTCGCTGCGGCCATGCGTGCGATCGCTGATGCGGGCTATACCGACCCTGGGGCGCTTAACGCGGTGCGCAATTTTCGCTTGCCTGGCTCGGTCAATCTTAAGCCTGGTCGCAACAGTTTCGCATCGCGTCTGGTCGAGTTTCATCCAGAGCGTGACTTCTCGCTCGCTCAGATATGCGAGGCGCTGGGCGTAACGCCTGCTGAGGCTGATGGTGCTGGCCCTACACCGATCAAGATCGTTGACACGGGTAACGATGACGTGTTCGCGTGGCTTGCGGCGCAGGGCATGGTCGTATCTAAACCTAACGGTGAGGGCTGGGCTGGCGTCATCTGCCCGAACCATGCCCAACACACTGATGGCAACCCTGAGGGGCGCTATAAGCCTTCTATGCGCGCGTACTGCTGCCTGCACTCGCACTGCGTCGATCTTGACACTAAGGCGTTTCTAGCGTGGGTCGCTGAGAATGGTGGCCCTGCTCACGCGCTGGGGCTGCGCGATGATCTGCTTGCAAGCACCATGCAGACAACGCTTGACAAGCTAGAGCCTAGTAATTTTTTTAGTGATGACGCCAAGAAGGTGATCGAAGAAGTCGAGCGTAAGGAGCTTGGGCGTGTCGAGATGAAGGGCTGGTTTCAACGCTTTGCTTACATCCAGAGTGATGATTCGTTTTTCGATATGCAAGACAGGCGCGAGGTGCCGCGATGGGTCTTTAACGCGCTCTATCGCCATGTGAATTGCACATCCATCAACAGCAAGCGGAAGATCGAAGCTGCAACGTGTTTCGATGAACAGCGCCAGGCCATGGGCGCGCGTACGCTCGTGGGTGTGACCTACGCTGCTGGCGAGTCAACGCTCGTGTCGCGTGACGGTGATGTGTTCGGCAACCGTTGGCGCGATGCGCGACCCTTGGTTGATAAAACGCTTGTGCGCGATATATCGCCATGGCTTGAGCACTGCGAGCGCCTTGTGCCTGAGCCTAGCGAGCGTGAGCACTTGTTTAACATCATGGCCTATAAGTTGCAACATCCAGAAGTCAAGATCAATCACGCGGTGCTGCATGGTGGCGACCAAGGGTCGGGTAAGGACACCATGTGGGCGCCGTTTCTATGGGCCGTGTGCGGGCCAGGCTTGAAGAATCGCGGCTTGCTTGATAACGATACGCTGAACCTCCAATGGGGCTATCAGCTTGAGTGCGAGGTCCTCGTGATCAACGAATTGAAGGAACCTGAAGCGGCAGCGCGTCGCGCACTGGCGAATAGGCTCAAGCCGATTATCGCTGCGCCTCCAGAGATGCTGCCGATTAACCGCAAGGGCTTGCACCCTTATGACATGCTCAATCGGATGTTCGTGTTGTCGTTTACGAATGATCCCCTGCCTATATCGCTTGACTCGCAGGATCGACGCTGGTTTTGTATCTGGTCGCGCGCGCCTAGGATGGTCGATCGACAGGCGCAGCTATTGTGGGATTGGTACAAGGCCGAAGGCTTTGTTTCCATAGCAGCATGGCTCTATCAGCGCGACGTAAGCGCGTTTAACCCCGCTGCAACGCCCGCTTGGACTGAGTTTAAATTCAATCTTATCGAGCACTCGATGAGTACGTCCGAATCGTTCTTGGTGGAGCTTATGCGTAACCGACAAGGTGAGTTTGCGCGCGGTGTGGTGGGGTCGCCCTTCCATCTGCTGATTGATAGATTGTCCGGTGGCTTGCCTGCTGGCGTGAAGATTCATCAGGCAGCACTGCTACACGCGCTGAAGGAAGCTAACTGGGTCGATGTGGGCCGATTAGCGTCGTCGGAATATCAAACGAAGAAGCACATTTTTGCTGTGCCTGAGCTTGCATCTAAGCTAAGCAAGTCGGAGCTTAGGCGCATGGTTGAAGAGACTGCGCCTACCAAGATGGCCCTTGTGCGGTAACGTGAGGTAAAAAAAAGGCCCGTCAATCGACGGGCCAACTAGCGTGGGGTGCTAGCACAGGGGAGAAGTTCCAACGTCACAAGTCTAGCACTTCGCTGACGATCCACGCAATAAGCGCGCCCAAGATTAGCATCAGCATAGCGGCATGGTCCAGGTTCTAAAGGCTTGTTGTTTCGCCATGGTATCGGCGCACTCTTTCGAGGGTGGTATCCAACCATGCCGACGCCACACTTGCTCGACAGGTATGCACCAATCGCGCGGATCAATCTGGCAATTCATAAGGGTTAGCCATAGTGGGGGCTTGTTTTCGTCTTCCATAGGGTTAGTCCTTAAAGGTTAAAAAACACGGCGCAGGCAAGCGCGACGCCGAATACAAGCGCAACGGCCCAATCAAGTAAAAAGTCGATCATGTTAGTCCTTTCAATAAAGTGCTTCGCCGTACTGTTCAACGGTCCTTTTGTCGCGTAGCAGTTTGATCTCGCGTCGTTTAAAGGCGTGCAGCGCAGGAAATGGCCACCCATTGCGCGACGGTATGCGCACAATGTATTGGCCGTTTTCAATGCGATCGATGACGCCGACGCCCTTCGGCGTCGTCACGCGTGTGTCTGGTTTCATGCTTCAGCATAGTTTTCAATGACATGCTCGGCTATCTCGGTCCAATTGACGTCGGACAGGAAAGCCAGCGCGTAATCTTGCGCAAGTGTCGTTTCGTTTTTGTAGTCGCAGATTAATTCTTCAGCGTAGGCTTTCAGATCGCGCCCAAGATAGTAGGCGTCCTGCGTGAGATCAAAACCTTCAGGGTCTTGCCCGTCGAATATCTCAAGATTGACGCGCCAAGTTGCGTAGTTCGTCCACCCGTTGTAATTAGCTTTGCTCATGGTTGATTGCCCTTTAGTTGATTGAATTAGCCGACGCAATGCGCGTCCCTATGCACCCGCTGTACGGGTGCATAAAGTCGAGCACTAAGCTAGCTTCGCCCATGCAGGGATCATAGGCTTGTCGTCACTGTCGACGCGCATGGGCATGACGATCACGATCGACTCATTACCCAAGCCAGTAACTTGCGCTGCGCTGTATCCGTTGTGATGGATAACGACGTTGTGCCAATCAACGCTTAAGGCTTTGCGCGCGTCGTTTAGCCGAGTCATTAATTCAAGATTGAAATGCGCAACTTCGCCTGATAACGTCAACGGCACGACGCGACGCCAGTCGGGAAACTTGCCATCGACTAGCGTATTGGTGACAGATGTTAAGCCAGTGATCTTGTACGTTGTATTGTGCTCGATCATGACACCAGGCCGATCGGGATCGGGCGTCGGCGCAGGTTCGGTTATTTCGATTGTGATCGGCAGCGCGTGTTTGCCTGCTTTCATAGGTTTAACCGCCTCAAGATCAGCGCGGCTAATGATGTATTCGCCTGTCAATTTGTTATCGACGTCGGACGCAGGCACGGCTATTGACATGAGCATGTGCCCATCGGTAGCAACTAGCGCGACGCGATCGCGCGTCGCATCAATTGCGATGCTATTGAGGTAGTAGCGCAGATCGTTTTTAGCTGCGAAGACTAATAAGGCTTTAATGATTGAGTGATCAATAGTAATTTTCATGATTGGCAATCCCCTAGTTGATTGATGAGCCTTCAGTGTAAGACATTGTTTTGCAGATTGTCAAGTATGGGCAAAATTGGTAGTGGTTTTGAAAGGGGTTAGGTAATAAAAATGGGGCAGATTGCCAATGATTGGGGCTTGTAAGCGCCTGATTCGACGAGGCTTTTTCGGCTATTGGCAAAATTGTCATGTTTTTCTCAAAAAAAAGTCGCAGATTATTTCTGTTACCTAGCTGCGATTATTTTCGCATGACAATCTTGCCAATATTGCCAAGGTTTTGGCCCCGATCACGGACGCCACAACACCACGCCCGCCCTCTCTTTGCCGGTTTTCTCTCCGGTTATTGGCATTTTTGGCTATTCAAAACCAATTGCCAAGATTGCCAATGAGCAAAGGTCTATTGGCAATCTTGGCAATGGCAAAACCAATTGCCAAGATTGCCAATGGTCCGACCGCCCGACCGCGCTGCGCATCGCGTCGCCAGGCATGGATTGTCATGGCAATTAGATCAGTCAATCGTTCTGTTTGCTAGATCGTTTCTGCTTTTGGCTTTTTGCTGGCGAAGCCCCCCCCCAGGGCCGACGGCCTGGCCGGTCGGAGCCGGTGGGCCCACAAGAAATTTTTTTATTTTTAGTAGCCGCACGCTTTAATAACAGCAAGCCTGTATACAAAAGTATTAGAATGTCTTACGCTAGGTCATCTTGGTAAAATTGTCACATGTTTAAAAGTCTCCCTCTTACAACGCGTGAAATCAAAGCGACAGAAGCGGTACTGGAGCGCATATACGACGCCGCGTATCTAGGTTTAAAAGAAGATTCATTGGCGTTAGCAGCAGGGTTGTTACCTGTAGAGTACCGGCTCTTGAAACAGCATGACAAAATGGCCGAAATTGCCGAACTCAAGGGACGCGCTGATAGTGAGCGTGAGCACAGCCAGCACATGTTGAACGCTGCGCGGAATGGTGACGCTAAGGCGGCGCTAGAGATACTGAAGCACACTCACGGCTGGGTTGCCAAGCAAGCCGTTAGTATTGAGGTGGACCAGCGCATCAGCGTGATTGACGCGTTAAGAGCAGCAGAGACGAGAGTCGATGAAGGTAAAGTGATTGACGTAACGCCACCAAGTGAAAAGCTAACCCATGCAAAAGCCGATATACAGTCCGGAAGACGAGCAACTGCTGATGACGCGGTTGTGGTCCCCCGCGATTAAAGACGACCCCGAAGCGTTTGTACTGTTTGCTTTCCCATGGGGGCAAGAGAACACGCCGCTAGTTAAGTACAGCGGACCGCGCATGTGGCAGCGTCAGGTGCTGCGCGACATCAAGGCGCACATACAAAAGAACAAAGGTCAAGTCGATATGGACACGCTGCGAGAGGCAGTCAGTTCAGGTCGAGGGATCGGTAAGTCGGCGTTGGTGAGTTGGTTAATTATGTGGATGCTATCGACAAGGATAGGGTCGAGCGTCATTGTGAGCGCTAATAGTGAGGCGCAGCTACGCTCGGTGACCTGGGGCGAGCTAACGAAGTGGTCAACGATGATCATCAACGCGCACTGGTGGGAGATCAGCGCGACCAAGCTGCAACCGGCGAAGTGGTTGTGTGACATCGTGGAGCGTGACCTTAGGAAAGGGACGCGCTACTGGGCGGCAGAGGGTAAGTTGTGGTCGGAAGAGAACCCTGACAGCTACGCGGGGGTACACAACCACGATGGGATGATGTTGATTTTTGATGAGGCGTCAGGTATTCCTGACGGCATCTGGTCAGTGGGGGCGGGGTTCTTTACGGAGAACATATTAGATAGGTACTGGTTCGCGTTCAGTAACCCGCGACGCAACACGGGGTACTTCTTTGAGTGCTTTCACGCCAAGCGCGACTTTTGGCGCACAAGGCAGGTGGACGCAAGAACGGTCGAGGACACCGACAAGCAGGTGTATCGACAGATCATTGATGAGTATGGTGAGGACTCAAGCCAAGCGCGGGTGGAGGTGTACGGTGATTTTCCATCCAGTGGCGACGATCAGTTCATCTCATCCACGCACGTCGCAGACGCTGCGGCGCGGCCACGGTACAAGGACGAGACGGCGCCGATCATTATTGGTGTGGACCCAGCACGAGGCGGCGCGGACTCGACAGTGATCGTGGTCAGGCAAGGGCGCGACCTGACGGCGATCCATCGCTACCATGGCGAGGATACGATGACGATCGTAGGGCGCGTGATCGATGCGATCGAGCAGTACAAGCCAACGCTCGTGGTGCTCGATGAGGGTGGGCTAGGGTACGGTATATTAGATAGGCTGCACGAGCAGCGCTACAAGGTCGTGCGAGGGGTGAACTTTGGTTGGAAGGCGAAGAACCCTATTATGTATGGCAACAAGCGCGCGGAGTTGTGGGGCGCGATGAAGGATTGGCTTAAGACGGCGTCGATACCTAACGATAGGGCGCTGAAGTCTGATCTAGTTGGGCCTACCATAAAACCTAATTCGTCGGGTACAATTTTCCTCGAAGGCAAAAAGGAAATGAAAGCTAGAGGGTTAGCATCGCCAGACGCTGCCGACGCCTTAGCTGTAACGTTTGCATTTCCGGTTGCGCACAGGCAGTATGTCGAGAAACAAACTAATCGTGCGTACAACGCCAACGGCGTAACGACATCTTGGATGGGTGCTTGATGGCAACGAAAGGAAAATGATGCCACTTGTTAAATCGACCAGCAAAGAAGCCTTTCGTAAAAACATTAAGGCTGAAGTTAACGCGGGCAAACCTGTCAAGCAGGCTGTTGCAATTGCTTACAATACCCAACGTGCTGCGGCGGCTAAAAGGCCGAGCACTAAACCTATGACGAAGAAAAAGTAATGGCAACGCTTAAGCAAGACCCTACAGGTATTGAAGGCGCGGGTAAAGTATCTGCGCGCGGAGGGCCGGACCAAAAGGACCACCGCGACACGCTACAACTGATGCGCGATCGGTTACGCCAAGCGATCGGTGCGTACTCGGAGAGCCGCGAAGATGAGCTTGACGACCTGCGCTTTATGGCTGGCTCGCCCGACAATCAGTGGCAATGGCCGCAAGATGTGTTGGCAACGCGTGGGTCGGTGCAAGGCCAAACAGTCAATGCAAGACCTTGTTTGACGATAAACAAGCTACCGCAGCACGTTAGGCAAGTGACTAACGAGCAGCGCCAGAACCGGCCAAGCGGCAAGGTCATACCTGTTAATGATCAAGCCGACGTCGAGGTCGCAGAGGTGCTCGACGGCATCGTGCGACATATTGAGTACATGTCAGACGCTGACGTAGCGTACGACACCGCGTGCGAGAACCAAGTAACCTACGGTGAAGGCTATATACGCATTTTAACCGAGTATTGCTACGAAGATAGCTTCGATCAAGACATTAAAATCGCGCGCGTACGCAATAGTTTCAGTGTTTACATGGACCCGCTAATCCAAGACCCATGCGGCGCAGACGCTGAGTGGTGTTTTATTACGGAAGACATGCTCAAAGAAGACTACCAGCGTATGTACCCCAACGCTGCACCGCTGTCTTCGATCATGGCGCAAGGTATTGGTGACCAAGACATAAGCCAGTGGATTACGGAAGATACGATCCGTATCGCTGAATACTTTTATATTGCGCACAAACAAGACACGTTGTACCTCTACCCAGGTAATCAATCCGTGTTTAAAGGCTCCACGGAAGACCAGCAACTGAGGGACATGGGGCTTACGCCTATACGCGAGCGTCGCGTAGACCGCAAAAAAGTCATGTGGATGAAAACCAATGGCTTTGAGGTGCTTGAGGAACGCGAATGGGCAGGTAATTGGATTCCGGTTGTACGGGTTGTGGGTAACGAATTTCAGGTTGACGGACGTATTTTCATCTCAGGAATTGTCCGCAACGCTAAAGACGCCCAGCGCATGTACAACTACTGGACAAGCCAAGAAGCTGAGATGCTAGCGCTTGCACCTAAAGCACCATTTATTGGTTACGGCGGTCAGTTTGAGGGGTATGAGTACCAGTGGAAGACCGCTAACACGCAAAATTGGCCGTATCTTGAGGTCAACCCTGACGTTACCGACGGTGCGGGGTCCATACTGCCGCTGCCACAGCGTGCAGCACCACCACTGCCGCAAACAGGGCTTATTCAAGCCAAGATGGGCGCGTCAGAAGACATCAAATCAACAACCGGCCAGTACGACGCAAGCCTTGGTCAAGTGTCTAATGAGCGTTCTGGCCGTGCGATTTTGGCAAGGCAAAAAGAGTCTGATAACGGTACGTACCACTATGTAGATAATTTAGCCCGTGCCGTGCGGTATGTGACCCGTCAATTAGTCGATTTAATACCAAAAATCTACGACACGCAACGGATTGCTCGGATTGTTGGTATTGATGGCGAAACCAACATGGTCAAGATCGACCCCACGCAGCAAGAGCCGGTCAAAAAGATCATGGATCAAACAGGCGTGGTGATCGATAAGATTTACAACCCCTCAGTTGGTCGCTACGATGTTGTAGTGACCACAGGCCCAAGCTACATGACCAAGCGCCAAGAAGCTATGGACGCTATGGCGCAAATCTTGCAGGGTAACCCCAACTTATGGGCTGTTGCAGGCGATTTGTTTGTTAAAAACATGGATTGGCCTGGTGCTCAAGAGATGGCAGCACGTCTTCGTAAGACGATTGACCCGCAATTGCTTGCTGATCAAGACAACGATCCTGCGCTACAGGCTGCTCAGAAGCAAATTGAAGCCATGGGCGCTGAAATGCAACAAATGCACGATATGCTTATGAACGTCAATCAGTCAATTGAGGCTAGAGACGTTCAAGTACGTGAGTTTGAGGCTAAAATCAAGGCATTTGACGCTGAAACTAAGCGTATTTCAGCCACAATGCCTGGCATGACGATGGAGCAAATTCAAGATATTGTAATGGGTACGATTGCTGCTGCGCACGATGCTGGTGATTTAGTGCCACCTCAGCAAATGCAAGGTCCAATCATGCCGGAATCAGATGAGATGGGCCGTGAAGAAGGTATTATGGCCCGTCAGGAAGAGGCTCAACAAGCTAGACCCATGCCTAACGTCGTACCGCAGGAGGGCCAAGCATGAAATGCGCTGATTTTGTAGGTATGTTGTTTTTAGCCCGTGATGTTGCCCATTCTGTCCATCTAAACACCCGTAGTTACAGCAAACACAAAGCATTAGGTAAGTTTTACGACGAAGTTATCGATCTAGCGGACAAATTTGCTGAAGCCTATCAAGGTAGACATGGTTTGATCGGCCCCATATCATTGATGAGTGCCGGTAAAACCTCTAATATTTTAGCTTTCATGCAAGATCAGGTTGATCAGATTGAAAAAATTAGGTATGAAGTCTGTGATAAGGCTGAAACACCGCTTCAAAACATCATTGATGAAATTATCGGGTTGTACTTAAGTACAATCTACAAACTTAAGTTTCTCGCATAAGGAATTACGATGCAACTTCTTAACCCGATGAGTAAGACGGATTACCCCGCGTACACAGCGACCTCAGGGGCTACCGCAGGCAATACAACTGCTTGGGGCGCAGGCCCACAAGGTGTTCTTGTATGGGCAGATGTAGCTTCTTATGTTGAGGTTGGTGTGGATGCGACAGCTACGACGGCTAGTACACCCATTCCTGCTAATACCCCCTTCCATTTCGTCGTGCCTTTAAACACTTCAGGCGCTCCTTGGCGTGTCAGCGTGTTGCGTATTGGGTCAACAAGCGGTATTGCGTACTGTAAGCCGATTAACAAAGAATAGACACTTGAGCTTTTTGTCTTAAGTTGGAGTAACCATGGCAGACGTCAAGATTTCAGGGTTAACCAGCGGTAATCCAGCGCAATCTGGCGATGAAATACCTATTGCTCGCAGCGGCGCTAACTACAAGGTTACCGCTGGCAGTATTGCAGCTTTAGCAGGTGGTGGCGGCGGCACAACTACGTATGCCGCTACATTTGACAATTCAGGGTCCGGTGCAGCTTCCGGAACTACATTTAATGGGTCGGTAGCGAGGACTATAAGCTACAACACCATCGGTGCGCCTAGTATTACAGGGACTAATGCTTCTGGTACATGGGACATAAGTATTAAAGGTAACGCAGCAACAGCAACAAGTGCTACGACCGCAACAACAGCTACGACAGCAACAAGTGCTACGACAGCAACAACGGCAACGACCGCTACGACAGCAACAACGGCTACAACTAGCACTAATTTAGCGGGCGGCGCGGCTAATAGAATTGCTTATCAGACAGGTGCTAGTACCACATCGTTTGTTACGGCTCCTACTACCGCATCAACCTATCTGCAATGGGATGGGGCTTCTTTTGTTTGGGCTGCTGGCGGTGGTGGAGGCGGGGGTACGACAACATACCCTCTAACCATGAACAATTCAGGTTCTGGCGCAGCGTCAGGTACTGCTTTTGATGGCTCCGTTGCACAAACTATTAGTTACAACACAGTCGGCGCACCATCAATAACAGGTACTAATGCGACAGGTACATGGGGTATTGATATTACTGGTGCAGCCGGTATAGCGGCTGCAATTTCTGGTGGCGGCACAAATAGGCTTGTATATCAAACTGGCTCAAGCACAACATCCTTTGTTACTGCACCAACGGTTACAGACACCTTCCTTAAATGGAATGG